GGTTATCGATGAGTGTCTGTACTATCTGGACGACCACCTCAACCACCTGCGGAATAAGCGTAGGTAACGCTTCGGCAATTCCTGTAATGAGAGACGCGATTATCTGCATTCCCGCCTCAATGATCTGGGGCAAAAGGTCAATGAGTGCTGTTACTATCTCGAGTATGACCTGCATTACAACGGGGAGCAGTTGCGGTATCGCACCGATTATGCCCTCGGCGAGCGCAGAGATGATCGCAGGTGCGCTCTCAAGCACAGCTGACGCGATCGTAAGAACGAGCGTCACGACCTGCGGGATCATGCTTGTAATAGAACCGATCACGTCCGTGACGCCTTTTTTAATCTTTTCACCGGCTTCATCGTTACCGGCCACCAGATCCGAAAGACCGTCAAGTATGGATGATATTCCCGGAAGAAGCTCACCGACCATGCGGTTCTTGAGACCGCCCATAGTGCCCTTAAGCCTCGAGAGCGAATCCTCAAACGAAGCAGAAGCGGCAACGGCCTCGTTTGACATGACCATTCCGTAGTCATGCGCTTCCTGCTTCAGAGCCTCCGTTTCCTCGGCACTCATATTGAGGACAGCGGCCATATCGACAGCCGACTTGCCGAGGAGGTTGTTGGCCGCGGCCGTTCTGTCGGCACCGGCCTCCATATCCTGCAATGCGGCAATGACTATAGACAGCTGTTCATCCTGACTCTTTCCGTTCAGGTCCTCTATGGACAAGCCCACAGCGGCAAGCTTCTCAGCCGCCTTGTCTGAGCCATTGGCGGCTTCCGAAATGACTCCGGACAGTTTTTTCATGCCCGTCTGCAGGCCGTTTACATCCGCACCGCTTCTCTCAAATACATATGACCATTCCTGAAACGATTCTGCCGAAATGCCGATCTTCTGTGAGGTCTTATCTATTGCGTCACCCGCGGAGGCCACGTCGTTGGCCATATCCCACAGCTTCTTGCCCGCGGCAACAGCAGCGGTGCCGATAGCCACCATCGCGGCGGCCATTGCCTTGCCGACTTCCTTTGCGACCTCGCCGACCTTTTTCAGCTTGCCGCCGGCATCCTCGCTCTGATCTCCCGCCTTGTCGACCTCTTTGCCGAACTCATCCGCTTCCTTGCCGGCTTCATCGAATCCCGACTCCGCGTTTTCGAGAGCGGCGTTGTTGTCCTTCAGCTCTCGCTCCATGCCGTTCAGCGCGGCTTCTGCATTATTGAGCTGTATCTGCCAGTTCTGTGTGCGCCGGTCATTCTCGCCAAATGAAGAAGCGGCGTTATCAAGCGCCGCCTTCAAGGTTTCGATCTTTTGTTTCTGCGCGTCGATCTCTTTGTTGAGAACGGCGTTTCGGGATGTGAGTGCCTCGACCGATCTGTCGTTTGCGTCAAATTGGGAGGAAACGAGCTTCATTTCCGATCCCAGAACTTTGAAGGAGGAATTGATATCAGAAAGAGCCTTCTTAAATTCCTTCTCTCCTTCAAGACCGATCCTTAATCCGAAATTATCAGCCAATCAGCATTCCTCCTTTCTCAGATCCCGTCCGGTATTATTTCATCGATAAAATGCTCTCTTTTAGGTTTGGAGATGCCGCTGAATTGTTTATGGCATTCCCATAGATCGAGCATCAAACCGAACGGCATCGCCCAGAACTCATCCTGTGTCAGATGGAGCTGGGCGATGCCGTAATAAAGGAGCCGGGTAAACAGCTCTTCGTCGCTTACCCGGCCGCCGTGTTTTTTGAGTCTTCCTCGCTCTCAATATTGCGTTTCGTACCCTTATACATGGCTTCGGTTATTGCCGCCTTGTACTCGGCAAGATCCGAGGGTACTGTCAGAAGCTCAACGTCCTCCTCAGTGAGCAGGGGTTTCTTTTCATCCCTGTTCTTGAGGTTGTGGATGAGAATGCTCTGATTGGCAAGAAGAGTAATGAGCCATACGATCTCACCAAGAGCAATTTCGAAGTTCTTGTTCTTGAGGAGCTTGTCTCCGAGGTTTTCAAGGCCGCCGTATCGTGCGGCGATCTCTTTCGTTGCCCTGGTCGTGAGGATCAGTTCGTACTCCTCGCCGCCGATATTGATGAAAGAACTGCGTTCGTTATCCATGACCGCGCCTCCTTACATAAGCTGACTGTCGCCGGGCAGATTGATGGGCGTGATATTGAGACCCGCGGGTTCGTACACGGCGTCATACCAGCTTTCGATGACGCTGCCGTTAACACCCTCCGCGCCTTCGGTGACCTCCGCCTTCCAGGGGTGTTTGCCGAAAGCGTCCTCTCGGTTGCGGCGCATGATGGTGCCCTCGATGGTAGGCGTGGAGAAGGTGATGGAATCGCCCTTCGTGGCGAGGTTGGTGGCGGGGATGCCGAACTTGACCCGGTAGAGCCAGTAGTAGCGGTACTTGCCGTTGGACTTCTTGGCGCGGAAGCCGACCGCCACGGGCCTGCCGCCGTCCTCGGACGCGGAGATCACCACACCGTTGCTGTCGATGGTGGTGCCCGTAAGGTCGCCGGCGGTCTTCGCACCGATGTCGTCGACGCCCAGGGAGAGGGTGCCGGATTTGAACTCCTTCACGACCTCCGCCGCGCCGTCGTCGGCGTACAGCGTCGCCTCGTTCAGTTCGACCGTCAGATCGGCGGTCATAGCTTTCGCCAGCACCTGGGGTTCGTCGTAGGTCTCGTTGCCCTGATCGTCCTCGGTGATGTTGGCGTAATAAAGTTTGTCAAGACCGATCGTAGCCATGATCATTCCTCCATTTCATATTCGTAGTAGCGGGCGGCGTCCACAGTATAGTGGTGATAGCCCGTATCGGTTTCATATCCGTTGTACATCCTGCCCGTTATTGTGAAATCCTCACGCAGAAGCAGATGCACGAGACGGTTCTTCAGCGCCGTGTAGCTGCCTTTCGTGTACAGCGAAAGCCTCGCCTCCTGGACGTCCACGCCCGGCGCGTCGTCAGCGTGAAGGTCAAAGGTGTCGGAGAGCGGGGTTATAACGACGTAGGCGTCCGGCGCTTCATCCGAGAAGATCCCGGTCTCGACGGGAACGCCCTTCGTCGCCAGGAGCGAAGTCAGGTCTTCCAGTATGCTCATTTGCCGACCTCCTCTTCAAGCGCCCGCTTCATGGCTTCGATGGCGGCAGCCTTGGACGCCGATTTGGCGGGTTTCAGAAACGGCTTCGGCGGCTGTCCGTGTCTGCCGTATTCGAGGATGTTGGCGATCTTGGCGTTGCTGTCCCCGTCACGCCGGGGTTCGGCGAAGCCCACCTTCACGTTGTGGTTGCCGTCCCGGTCCAGCTTTACGGAAGACGTGCCGAGGGAAGCGAGAAGCTGTCCCGTGGAACGGGACTCCTCCTTCGTGCCTCTGCCGATGACGCCGGAGAGGTTCGAGCGGACTCTCGCCTCAACGACCTCCGCGCCGGCTGAAAGCACACGCTCGGCCATGCCGTCCTCGTCCTTCGCCAGATGAGCGAGTTTTTCGAGAAACTCGTCCGGCATTTTGATATCAGCCTTTGCCACTTGTAGGCACCACCTTTCTCGCCAGGACTTCCGTGTACATCCCGCGCCCTCTTACGTTTTCCACGGAGAGGATGCTGAACCGCTCCCCGCCGCAGACGAGGGTGTGTTCGGTCGAGACCGTCACGCCGGGGATACAGCGGAAGCGGAAGAGGTCGGTGGCGTCGGAGTACGCGGCGAGGTTGACCCACCTCGTCGAGCCGTGCCGGCCCTCCCGGTACACGCGAACGGAAGCGAGGACCCGCTCCTCCCCGGAAACGAAGCCCTCGCTGTCTTTCGCTCGACGGATTTCGACAATATCCGCCGTGGCGTTCATCTTGCCGAAGCTCATACCTGCCACCTCCTGTCCAGACGGAGCAGAAGGTTGACGGTATTCCAAACCTGCTGCGCGGCCTGCGGGTTGTCGGCGAAGAAGCCGCCCGTGGAGCCGTCCCGCGACTCGTAGAAGTGCGAGGCAAGCATGATCACGGCCTGCTCCGTGGTGGCGGGCATGGGGTTCTCCCCGTAGAAGCCCTCCGGGATGTGCTGATAGCTTTCGGCGTAGGAAACGGCCGCGATGATGAAGTTCCGGATCAGATCATCG